ACTTTCTCAGAGATGTTCCGCTTATTCAGTCGTGTGGCGGAACCTTTGAGCTGTACATTGGTGGACATTTTATGAGTGTGAACAACTTCTTCGGTGTGACCGTAGCTATTGCAAGCAAAGCAAAAAGTATGCCCATCAGAATACAATGAGTTTGCATCTGATGAGCCACACGTATCACACGGCAAGTGCCTGACGAACTCGCTTTCGGATGTCTGCGTAGGTTCGTGCTTGTGCATCGTGATAATCAAACCAGGAATCAATTGCTCGGTAGAACCCTTCAATCAATGCATCAGCTGTAGCAGGGTTCTCTGCATCTACATCTGCTAGGAAGTCACTGAATTGTTCAGCGTAAAAGTCAGCTGTGCCGTATTCTAGGTAAGCCATTCGATTGGGATGGAGTGGAATGCACACCAAGGAAAGCCGTGTTTCTCAGCCCACTTGGCGTAGGTGGTTTTAGATCCTTTGTAGATCTTGTTAAAGGGAGTTTGAAAGACGAACCGAATATCTAATTCGGGATTTGCTTTCTTCACTGCTTTCATCTTCCTTCGGTCTTCCTCGCTGAGGTGACCCTTGGTCTCTAGAAAGACACCATTCGGTAAAAGAAAGTCGGGTGTGTAGTTGCATTCGAGAATGTAAGGAACTTTCGTAGACTCGTATTCGTACTTTACTCCCAGTTCAAGAAGAAGGTCAGATACCTTCTCCTCAAGACCGGAGCGGAATTTCATCAGAAGTCGTCGTCTTCAGGTGCGTCATTGATGGTTACGTTAGGCTCAGACGCTTTGAAACCTTTTGTTTGACCAAAGAGAGCTGCCACTTCAGTTTCATCAAGGTCGCCTGTGTCAACACCAGCAGAGGAGCCAACAGAGACCACCTGGATGCCGACAAGCTTGAGACTTGTACCGTAGGTGACACCATCACGGAGGATGTAAGGCTTCTGCCTGAAGGCAAGCTTAACACGACTCCCACTATAGAGTGGTGTGTTCTCGTCAGTGATGACTGTCCCTTCAGTATCCACCACGGGCGGCTTAGTCTCTTCATTCCAACTGAACTTAACTTTGTATTGACCATCAGACACCTCTTCCCAAGGCTCAGGCTTCAGTGTAGCACGCTTAGGATTCTTCAGTTTAGATTGCGCCCACTTGATGGAGTCTTCACGATCTTCTTCAAGCTTCTCAACAAGATCCTTATCGACAAGGGCAGACAAGGAATAACCGAACTTACTCGGCTTCAGTACAGCTTGATAACCTTCAAGGACAACAGGCTGTTGGGTAACGTGGATGGATTGTGCCATTAACAGAAAAAGTAGGTTGATTCGATAACGGATTCCGGTTCAAGGTCTCCAACTATCGGTGGTTCGGTCTCCGCACCTATGTGTGATGCGAAGTCCCGTAGGTAGTCATGCTCTGCAAAGAGATGCATGTAGGTTTCTCGTACAATAGAGGACAATGTAGACATGTCCGTTGCACGACAAAGCACAGAATCATGGATAAGAGCAATGGGTGCGTCAAAGCGTAAGACACTCAAGTGTAACAAGCTAGCATCTAAACTGTGGATGAGGTTAGGCGCTGTTGCGTTCTTGTGGTGGTTGAGATCAACCTCATCAGAATCATCAACTGCCACGTTCATCTTACAACGACCCAGTAACTGTAACTGAAGAGTTACCAGTAGCTTCTTGTTTAACTTTTGATGAACAACAAACCCAGATGGTGTTGTCCACTCAAGAAACTCTTTACCAGCTTTAATTGCATTAGCAACTTCTTGCTCAATCCAACTCATTACAGCCATAGGACCAGGTACGACAACATCCATGGCATTGCGTACCGCCTTAACTGTTTTAGTTAGGTCATCCTTACTAATCTCTACACCCTTTTCAGCTAGTGCGTCTCTGATGTACCCACGATTAGAGAAAGGTTTAGCATTGTAAGGAACGGTCATAACGACCCTTTTGACAGTTTTTCTATCCATGTAGGGTTGGATAGACTCAGGACAATGAGGAGTAGCTTCTTCAGCAACTACCTTGTATGCATCCTGTGGCTTATCACCAGGCAGGACATTCACAAGACGTGCTGTAGACTTATCCCTAGCTAATCCTGCAAGGATTTGTAGACCTGAACAGGTTGCATCAGTAGCTACCATAAGACGTGTGAACTGCCTATCAGCAGCTACGACACAATGATAGTACTCTTCAGCAGCAGCTAGGAATTGCCAAGGCTCTTCGACACCCTCCCATAAAGGTAAATTACCAATGGGATCTGTCGCTATGAGTGTGAACAATTCATGGTTATTCCTTGCCCATTCTAGTCGCTCAGTCATCGGTGCTTTATCAAGACCGAATGTAGTAGCTACTTGAAAGGCTAACCATTCCTCAGCTTCAGGAGTTACATAAGACCCATCAGCAAAGATTAATAGACTTTTTCCAAAGTCTGTATCTTGTGGAGTAAGGAAGGCAGGAATAGGATAAGCTCTTCCTCTATAGTCAAACGACCACGGAATGAAGAACTTAGGTACGTCCTTGAATCTATTCACTGCCTCCATAGTCATCCGAGTACGACAAGATTTCTTGAACTCTTGTGCATTCAGATTCATAGTCTCCGCCGCTGCTCTTCGATACGCTAAACGAGACTCTTTGTTCTCTGCAATATCTACTGGCTTTGGTGGTAACTCATGGTTCACGATAGGGAGAAATTTACCAACAGCTCGTTTCAATCTATCTAGTTCTTCCGCTACCTCCACAATGAATGGATTAAGAGTGAAGGCAACCTTCTGAATCTTGTTCAGAAAGTTGATTGGTGTTTCTCCCTGTATACGGGTGTTATCGCCCCTGCGTACCATGTCATGACCACGCATCACCTCATTGAGGATGTAGCCACCCGCTCTTTCGTTTGTCCAATCGTTAGGCTCAATCAACATTGGCCAAGCAAGAGGAGCAAACAGCTCAGCATCCTTCATCACCTGATCTTTAATCGAGATAAATTCAGGTGTAGGTACAACATACGTAACAGTACGCTTACCCTCTCTACGTAGGTTCTTGTCAAACCAACCTGAAGACTCAATGATACAGTCAAGTAACCATGCACCTAACCTAATACGATTAGCCCTGCCCCATGGTTGCCACTGTTGAATGTCACTGCGATTCATCAGTGTTTGAATGACCGTGAGTCGCTGATCAGTACCACATGACTTGTGCCAGTAGTTCTTCTTCAGTGTCTCTAATAGACCAGGTGCGCACCGTTCATAGTAACGCATCTGACACTCAGCCTCAACAGCTGAGCCAATGCCATCACACACTGATTGCACTTGATCACTACCTTCCTTGTAACTGAATACTTTGTCGAAGGTAAGTTTGAGTGCAATAGCAGCAGCAGCTAAAGGTTCAAGCTGACTGATGTATTGAGCTATGTCTTTGAATGCAACACCATTCTTTCCTTCATGGATACGTTTGTTTGTATCCTCTAATCTCTTGACAAGAATAGGAAGGAGAATGTCAATAGATGCAATGCCATACACAGTAGCAGATGCATAGCTCTTTTGCTGTAGTGCGTCCGTGTTATCCCTTAATCGCTTGAGTCCTTGACGTATTTGGTCACGCTCAAGCTGCACCTGTTCATCTATCTGAGCAGGTGTAGGCATCAGTTATCCTCCACATTGATGGGCAACTCTACCTCATCAACACATACAAGTTGTGCGAGCTCAGGATACTGCTCGCTGAACTCTTCGTTGAACTGTTCAATGGTAATGATGCTCATTCGAAATCTCCAGTAGGTGGAATCAGAAGGTGAATAGACTCGTGATCGCAGACAACAAACTCTTTATCTGCACTATCCATAAGCTCGCTTACCTTACGCTGAGCAGCAGCACGTTGGCGATACACATGCTCGCTAACCTTACATGTCTCAGGGTCAGTAACGCGAATGATGCAGCACACAGAAGACGGTAGCTCCCAACCGCCTACCTTCCAAGACATAACCTCTTCGAAGGTGTGCTGTTCAAACAGCTCATCAGGTGCGTCCTTGTACTCTTGCCAGTTGTTGTCAAAGTACTTCTTCTTACCACTCATCAGTTTGCCTCACATTTAACAGTTGATCATTGCGTT